AAAACTCAGAAATATTTATATTCTTAATCATAATTATTTCTGCTAATTCTTGAATTCTAGCTGAAGAAATATCTACAATTAGCTTTTTTTTAATTTTTCTAAAGTTTTGATTAACGAAAAACTCTTCCCCTATAATTTCATTTTCCTCGCTAATTTTAAAATAATCTGGAATTTGTAAAATTTTTCTTATTAGGTATTTATCTAAGGAAGTAATTTTGTAAATATCATCTAAAATTATATCTGTTCCAACACCTAACGATACTGATACGGAACCAACACTACCAGTTCCTGTTAGTCCTGCTTGAGAGCCTCCAAAAGGTTCTACCCCCCAAGCAAAAGATCCCCAACTCGCAAGGTTAGTGGTAGGCAGAGCTTCACCCCAAGAGGCTTCACTCCAAGCTCCTCTACCCCAACCAGAACTAGACATAATTAATTCTCTTACGCGATACGGATAATCGCGTTAGATGCGTCAGCCGTTGGAAAAACAACCTGAAAATCACCAGATGTGGAAGACTTGTCAGATCCAAAATCTAATACAACAACTGTATCTGTTGTACCAGAACCACCCGCTGTTTGAGTGTTATAAATCAACGCACCACGAGCCGTAATTGTTGCGGAAGTAAAGGTCAAGTCTGCAAAGTCGGTAAACGCCGTTGTTCCAGATGTTGTTGGAGTTACGTTTGTAAGTGTACCGCCCCCTGCGCTGTAAGAACCAGACGCTGAAACCTCGTTTGAGGTCGTGTACGCTGTGGTTGCCGCAGTAAACGAAGCATTGTTGTCATACAAAGCTAATTTAAACTGATCGTTTCCATTTGTAAAATCGTGACTTCCTGTAAGCAACTCCTGCTTAAAAGAAGTACACATAAAGTTTCCTGAAAAGGCCATATCAAAGTCTCCTTATAAGTTCAGCCAGTTGGGGGTGACCTGCATCTTTTATTGCATTGCATACAGTGGTGCGGTCACTACGAATAGCCTGTCTCATATAGTATTCGACGAGCTTTTCAACGTGCTTTGAGAAAGCACGAGCTTGGTCTCTTATCCCAGGATGGGCGCTATCGGAGACCGAAATTACTTTTTCTACGCATTGCTGCGCTAATTCTTCAGGCGTAAAGCCTCGATTCTCCGTTGTTCTTACTCCAACAACAGCCTCATCTTTTGGTACGCTTATATCTATTTTAAACATTATGTTTTTGCCCTAATTACTTTTCCTGTGCGATATTCATCTGTTGTTTCTTTTGCTTCTCCAAGCATTTTTACACCAGTAATGGCTTCTTGAAATCTTCCGGCATACATCCCCATGACATCCTGTTCACCCTTCATGTATATATACGCTTCAATTAATGATCCATACAACATAGCCATTTCAGCATTTTCACTCAACCAAGTTGTGCCGCTACCAGATCCGGCGGTTAGACTTGCAGGACGATAAAAGTAATGAAGCTCTGCGGTAAACGTAGTGTTTGGGGTTGGAGCCAGTATAAAATTATCTACATCAAAAACAGCGTAGTATCGAGGAGATCCCGTGGTTGTGGCATCTGGAGTGTATGTTTGTATAAAACTTGGATCTTTAAAGTCTATAAAGAACTTGTCTCCATCTGTCCCTGCAAGGCTAAGAGAAAACGGAGCTAAAAAATCACTAGGACATGCTAAAAACTTATTACTAGCCGTTGTAGATGCTGTTGCATTTTTACGAAACAAACTAAGCTGCACGTTTTTAAGTATCCGTTCCTCCGCTTGTCGTATAAACAATGGAAGATTTGTTACGAAAGAAGTCTCATCATTCTCCGTATAATCTTGAATAGCTGTTTTAAGTTGGTCGTATGTAAAGCTCATGTCATCACACTATTGTTATATTTCCTACCATAGCACTATGATTAGTGCATTGATATACTAGAGATGTATCACTTGGTTCATGGGGCACAATAAACTGTGTCAATCCCGTTGTTGAGTTAAAGTTTTCTGTAACCCCTGTAGTAAAAGCAGAGCCACCATCAGACGTTCTAATTTGTAAAGGATGACTACTTACATTTGCAGTATTGTCTATGAGGTATGTGTGACCCTTGTAGAAAGTAAAGTTTGGATTATTACCCGCAGTAGCCCCAGGGCCAGTAAAAGTATAAGCGGATGAACCACTTGTTCCCGCTGTGTATTTTGTTACAGGGCCAGATGTTTCATCATTTAAACGCAACCATGCCCCACCGTGTGCAAAATATAGTCCCCCAGTCGCATGAACATGAGCCACAGCGCCATGGTATGTGGATGCGCTTGGAAGATCACTCAAAGCTGCGTAGTAAAAAACGATTTTATTTGCACCAGAGCTTACATCAAACAATCCGTTTGAATCAATTATATCAGTAAGAACATTAGAACTGTTACCTAATGCAGCATAAATCTCGTTAAAGTTATCGTTGATTTTATCTGCACCTACGCGAAGATTATCTCCCGTTCCGTCATTTGCAGATGAACCAATACCTACTGTTTGTTTTGCCATTTTTATGCCTCGTCAAATGTACTTGATGTTGAGTCTAAAGTTATAGAGGTGCTATCAAATCGTGGTGCTAATCCAACGGTAGCCGCTCCAACAGAAGCTGTTGCAGAAATCCCTGTTGGATTGACTGCTTCATTACCTGTATCAGAAATGGTTACTGTAACAGTTCCAACCCCACCTTCAGCAACAAGATTGTTTGCGGGTGTTATTCCTGGTATGTCTCTAAAACCAACTGGATTATATCCGTGTTGTATAGATCTTTGTTCAGGTAACCCTGTCTCTGGTCTAGGACCGCGTAAAGCTTGTGGGTCTGGAAACGCTCTTGGTGGGAACAACTGTGGATGCTTTGGCTCAAACTCATCAGGACCGACCTTCGCGCCAGTCCACTCTGTCTTCATTTCACGAAGACGGTAACGGCGACCTGACCGATCAGATATACCATAAGCATGTTTACCACTGGCGTATGCCATTAGACCCTCAGATAACTCAAGCTAGGTTGCAACTTCAAAGGTGTTCGACCTTGATCTTCGTCCGCTGCGCGTTGGAACTCTTCTTCATATACTGACTTCAACATCTGAATACGATCTGGTGCCCGTTTCATGGACATGTAGTATGCTAACCCCGCCACCATACAAGGAAAAAAACGAAAAGGCATATCAGTAGTATTAACAAGAGTGTCTGCATCTTCGATCCTACGAACATAATAATAACGAATTTGATCAGTGGAATTTTCAGGAGTAGACCACAAATACATCACAGGAGTAATTTGCCTGTCTAAATAATATTGACTAGGTCTACCCTGAGTTGACTTGTTTGGAAGTGTTGCATAATCACCACGACTTATTCTTTGAATCTCAAAATCCGTATTGTCACGCCTAACTACAACATCCAATAAATCAACTACATCAGCAGCTAAACTATAAGAAGATGTCCCTTGAGTAACAGTGAAGTTTGCTTCTTTTACTGTCCACAAATTAAGACCTCTGTTAGCCCAGTCTGCAAACATCAGGTTCATAGACCTACGTGCTGTTTTAGCATCGTAACCCGTGCGGACTTCTAATCCGCATCTTTCGTATGCTTCTTCGATTACCTCTGCTACATCGAGATTGAAGTCTCTTGATCCTGATGTTGTCATGTCATCAACTCATATGTGGTTTCTGATTAGTTTTAATCATAACGCAACCGCCTTTTTTAAAACCTTTAACCATACCGCCTTTTTTCATGTAACCCATTTTCTTAACTGTTTCAGGGCTTTCTTTTTTTAAAGCAGCTAAACCTGGTTGCGTTTCAGGATTAATCTTCTTCATCGTTATCCTCCTGATTATAAAGATTATCGAAAACTCTATTCACATCTAGTGTATAGTCTAGATCACTTTTTGAATAGTGTATATGTTGTGAAGGTCTAAAGTCTGGTGCACCCTCACCCACCGCAAACCAAGCAGGATGTGTCACCCTCACTCGGTTATTTGGTAATGCTACTATGTTCCCTGTCCACTCTCCTGCGTCCAACAACTGCATCACATGGCTTTGTTTGTGTTGTGCCGGATCATCTGCAATCTCGCTGTTGGTATAGTCTACAGTGAACAAATATTTAGCGGGAAACATCTCGCCGTTTATTTTGGCTAACCAAGGACATGGTGTAGCTCTGTCTAATGTATATACTGCATGATGATGTGAAGAGCAGTCCCAAGGCTGCGCATCATGTGTTGCCATAGGTTCAGGCCACTCTTCGAGTGGGATGTCTGCAACCAGTGCTGTGATAGGCATTCTTGCCCACATTGCACCGCCATGAACGGTGTCTTCTTCTTCACCTTCTGCTTCACAACCAGTAAAGATAACTTGAAAACTAAGAGACCGATTTGGAATTGTGGTTACAGCAACAACCATGGCGTGCAAAAATTCGCCGTGATACTGTTCATGGTTATGAGTGTATTCACGACGAACCCATGCTTTGAAATAAGGGATGTTACTTTGTAGGTATGACATTTTGTTTAGAAGTGTCCTTTGAAACCTAGGCCTTTAACCTGCGCTCCACCAGACTTGCCGCCCTTAACCTTACCGCCAAGCGTATAGCCTTTGACCTTACCGCCGTTCTTCATTCCCTTGGGCTTGACCTTACCGCCGTTCTTCATTCCCTTGGGCTTGACCTTGCCACCGTTCTTCATTCCCTTGGGCT